ACGATGACTCAATCCAGCGGCTCCGCCGGTGGTTATCTCGTCCCGCCGCAGGTTTCGAGCGAACTGCTCACCATCCGCGAGCAGGCTAACGTTCTTCGTCCTCTCTTTAGCCGCGTTCCGGTAACTTCGGACACGCTCCGCATCGCCGCCATCACCGGCGGACTGAGCGCAGGCTGGGTCGCCGAGCTGGCTGACAAGCCTGAGTCGGATATGACCTTCGGTGAGATTTCGGTCAACACCTTCTGGAAGGCCGGTATGTCGGTTGTTACGAACCAGCTTCTCAGGAACAGCCAGCCGTCGGTTGACCGCCTCGTGTACGAGGATCTGGCTAAGCGCCTTGCGGCTCTTGAGGAGATCTCCTTCATCAGCGGCTCCGGCAACGGCCAGCCGACCGGAATCCTGAACACCCCTGGCGTTCAGTCCAACTCCGCTTCTCTCCTGACTTCGAGTGACGTTGCTGATCTGCTCGACGAGATCGTGGACGGCATCACCGCCATTCACACCGAGTACTACGGCGCACCGAACGCAATCCTGATGCACCCGCGCACTTGGGGCCGCATTGTCAAGGAGCGTAAGGCCGACGCAACCGCTGAGTACTACGTCGGCAAGCCTCAGACTCGCGACAGCGTTGACCCGATCCCAGGGTACAACGGCCCTCGCGGCAGCCTCTTCGGCCTCCCCGTCATCACCACCAGGAACGTCCCGACCAACCTCGGTGACAATGACAACGAGAGCCGCGTCATCGTCGGAAACTTCTCCGAGGGTCTGATCTTGGATCACGCCAGCATCTCGCTCGACGCTTCCGAGCACGTGTACTTCACTACCAACGCAACCATCTTCCGCGCCGAGGACGCGGTAGGATTCACGGCCGCCCGTTACCCGAAGGCATTTTATGTCATCGGCGGATCGGGACTTGCCAACGGATAAGGTAGGATACTGATATGGGAAACACACGCTCACTCACAGATAAGCCGATCACAAAGGAAGTTGTTGTTGATGCGGAAACCGGCAAGGTCGTAGCAGCTCACCTGAGCACTGTCGTAACTGACCCGACCGCCGCTGACGCTGTGCAGATTCCTGACGGCGACGTGTACCCGACTGCTGACGCTACCGGCCTCGATCCGCTGGCTGTTCACGATGCGGACGATCCCACCACGGCGATTAACCCCGATCAGACTGTCGATACCAACGAGGTTCAGTCTGTCACCATCACCGGCTCGCCCACTGGCGGAACCTTCACCCTCACCTTCGACGGCGACACGACTGCCGCCATCAACCACAACGCTGCTGCTTCGACTGTCCAAAGCTCACTGCGCGCCATCGACAGCATCGACGGAGCAAATGTCTCAGTCACCGGCTCGGCTGGCGGTCCTTACACCGTCACCTTCATCGGGGAACTTGCCGCTACCAACGTAGCCGCAATGACTGCGACTTCCTCCCTTACTGGCGGCACCACGCCTGGCGTCACCATCGCCACCGTCACCGCCGGTTTCAAGGCTGGCTGATCTCCCTAGCCTGAATAAGTCTGCCCCTGAGTTCCTGTTAACTCTGTCGGGCGCGTGTAGGGGCGGCGCGCTCGACGCTATCCTGTACTTGTGTCGCAACTAGTAACACTCGACGAGTACAAGACCGCGCTTGGGATCACAGGGACTGCTGATGACGCTAAGCACGACGCCGCTCTTTCAGCGGCCGAGCAGGCTGTGGTCAACTTCACGCAGCGCGACTTCACTAAGACCCTCGTCGGAGGCGTGGACGAGGTACAGACCATCTCGCTGACCGGCAATCCTACAGGCGGACACTTCACGCTGACCTTTAACGGGCAGACAACCAGCAACATTCAGCACAACGCCTCAGCCGCGACGGTCTTCGGCAAGCTGGAGAACCTGAGCACTATTGCCGCTGGCGCGATCACGGTCACAGGAAACGCTGGAGGGCCGTGGACGGTCACGTTCATCGGAGAGCTTGGCTCGCAGAACGTCTCGACGATCACTGGCGCTGACACCCTGACAGGCGGCACCAGTCCGGCCGTAAGCGTTACCACAACTACGTCAGGCGTCGCCGGAAGCTCGGTGACAGACCGCACTTTCTGGCTAGAGCCAGGCAGCGCGTTCCTGGAGATCGACGACTGCACCGTCGTTAACGATGTCACCGGTCTAGGCATTGCCACCTGGGAGGAGCGCACTGAAGGCCCGTCTGCTGCTCACGGTATCTACACCTACATCCAGCTCGAAGCTGGCTATCAAACCTCGGTCGAGATGGGCTTCGAGCGCAACGAGGACATCTTCGGCACGCAGCAGGCCAGCACGCTCGGCACTGAGGTCACGGTCAACGCGGACTGGGGATGGGGATCAGTGCCTTCGGATGTCAAGCGCGCGATCATCTGGACTGCCGCCAGCTTTGAAAAGGACACTGACAACCCTTACGGATCACTGTCGCAGAAGCGCGTGGCCGAGGTGTCTGAGACTTACTACATCGCACCACCGCGGCCGGATCTGACCCCCGAAGCAGTGCCGCTTCAGGCTCAAGCTCTACTGCTGCCATACCGCCGCTTGGTGCTTTAATGGCTAAAGATCCAGTACGAGTTGCGGCCGGGAAAAAGGCTTGGGAAACTCGCCGCGCAAACGAGGAGTTCGACCGTCGCAGTGAGGCAGCTAAAAAGGGATGGGACACGCGACGAGCTAGAGAAGCACAAGGCGACATCACTTTTGAGCTCGAGGACATTGATGACGAGATTGACGAGATTGAAGAGGATATTGAGGAAGCGGCCGAAAAAGCGCTCGAAGTCATTGTTCAAATGGCAGTGGAGATTGCCCGCTCTCACGCTCCTGTAAAGACCGGAGAACTCAGTAATTCTATTCACGGGTATATTCAAGGTGATGCAGGTGTCATAACCGCTGACGCGCCGCACGCAGCGATTCAGGAGTACGGGGGCGACCCCAAAGAGCCATTTACAGGCTACAGCGCGTCTGGATTTATGGCGTTTGAGCCCGGCACGTCCGATCCACCACACGGCGCAAAGCTAGTGCACAGTCACCCTGGAAACCCAGCAGTCGGATTTATGCGAGCCGCAGAAGACTTCGCGGCCGAAAAAGGCGCAGAGATTGTAGTAGAATTGCTAGGCTAATGGCTTCCGCAGCAACATCTGTACGCCAGCGCGTAATCGACATTGTGGAAGCCGAGTTTTCGGCAGAAGGTTTGATCGTGACCAACGACAAGCTGACTCGCGCTGCCGGTAAAGACGGCGAAACGGTCGCGGCCGTGTATCCAGAGGCCGAGTATGAGCGTCCAGGCCTTGTGATTGAGCTCGTAGTCCCTGTAGTGCTGCAAATCTATATGGCTTATGAAGCTGAGCCTGACGAGACAATTCAGGTCGATCCAGGCGTAATTGAAGACTACGGCGACAGGCTTCGCGAAGCGTTTAGAACGCAGTCGAGCGGCAACACGAGCGAGATGTGGTTTCTACGCCTGACTCGAATCGACTATCCTGACGACCCGACGGGGAACAAAAGTCGTCTCGAGGCTCAGATCGAAGGATATGGCAACAATCAAGCCTCATTGCCCGCCTAGCCTGGCACAGAGCGCGATATTCTAAGGGGTAATGTCTGACGAAGCAAAGACCTCTAAGTCCGAGGACAAGCCTAAGAAGAGCGCCGCAAAGGAAGGCGTCAAGGTGTCCCTAAACCCTGATTTCGCCGCTGAAGGCTCTGTATTCATCTCCAGCGCTGATCTTGATCCGGCAGATGTCGGCTCTGACGGTCGCATTGAGATTACGGCCGCTGGCAAGACCGTTTCTGCAAGGACTGCTTCCGCCCTATCTGCCTGTCGAGCTGTTAAGGTAGGTTCGTAAATGGGTGGACTTCGCGGAAACGACGCACTTTTTGGCATTGGCAAGCAGTCCGGTAAGGGCACTGCCAACTCGACTGCATCTACTTGGGATGTTCTTCCGTTCTCCGGCGGCTCCATTGGCCCCGTTCGTGCCGTAGAGAACCTGTCTGAGACTGATTCGAGCCGCGATCAGGGCGTTGCTTACGTCCAGAACTTCTCGGTTGAGGGCACGCCGGAAGTGTACGTGCGTGACTCGAACATTCATCACATTCTTGAGTCTGTACTGGGCACGCTCTCGTCCACAGGCACTACCAACTACGTGCACACCATCACTCCGGCCAGCGCGCTCCCTTACTACACTTTCTATCGTGAGATTGGCGACACGCTTTATGAGCGTTTCGAGGACTGCAAGGTTTCCGAGGTCACGATCTCGGCCGAGGCCGGTCAGCCGCTCACCGCGTCGCTCAACATTATGGGTCGCAACGCCGTTCGCCTGACCTCTCCGCCCGCTTCGATTGCGACTACCGCTTCCGACGCCGTGTACAACTTCAACGAGGCCGCTGTCAGTCTCGCTGGCGGCAGCACCGCGCTTGTCGGCTCTTTCGAGTGCACCATCTCCAACAACGTGTCGATGCAGCAGACCGACGATGCCAAGCCTTACGATGTTGTCGAGGGGCTGCGCGAGGTTTCGCTTGGCTTCACGCTGATCTTCGAGACTCTGGACGAGTACAACCGCTTTAACTATGGCGGCACCAGCGGCACCGCTCAGTCGAGCACGCTGGCTACTACAGCCGCTAACTTCGTGTTTTCGAAGGGCGCTAACAACGCTATCGAGTTTGATTTTCCAGAGATCGCTTATCAGGAGTTCCCCGTGGAGCCTAACCCTGGCGGCGACCCTATTACTGTGGATGTCCGCGCCGTCGCACAGCGCAACGCCTCCGGCGTCATCTCGTGCGAAGTGAAGAATCAAGAATCCGCCTGATAGGAGGCCACGATGGACAAAGAGATTCACGAACTGGCAGTGCTGGTTCGGGAGGAAGCGAATCGCGTCACGCGGCGCGCTAATGTTTTACGTAAGTTGTCTGCACGCCTAATCGACGCGCTCGACGCGGCAGCAGACGAAAAGATCGACAGCCCAAAGGAGGGCACACGAAAGAATGACAGACCAAGCCACAACGAAGACTAAATCCGCCAGCAAGGAAGCCTGGAAGAAGGCCAACGTTCACAAGGGCGTCACGCTGCCGTCCGGCACCATTGTTGACATCACGATCCCCAGCTTGCCGAGGCTTATCAAGGCAGGCCAAGTGCCGAACCATCTGATCGACGTTGCAGTCGAGCAAGGCTCGGCCGACAAGATTGATCGCGAAGTGCTGGAGCAGACCTGGGAGTTCACGCGCTTTATCGTGCCGCAGATGCTCGCAAACCCGTCGATCACGGAAGAGGACGTGGAGGATCTGCCCGCCCTGGATCTTGAAATGCTTATCAGCTTTGCCAGCAGAGTGACAGACATTGACGCTGTCGGGCACCAGCTCGGAGGTCTGGAAACCCAGGCTTCGTTTCGAAGCCTTCGTGGCGTCTTCGCTCCCGATTCGGATCTATTCGATCTATAATGACGGGGGTGAGTGGCCCAGCTTCTCCGATGATGATGTAATCAACTTCGTCGTAAGAGAAGCTATGCTCGTAAAGGTGGCCGAGCATCGCAAGAAGCAAGAGAAGGAGCAAAAGAGGGCTGAATTCCGCAGCTCTCATAAGGAACTGCGCGGCAGCGGCACTGCGGCGTGGCAAAAGGAGATGACGTAAGGTGGCCGACCGCACTAGCAGGGTCACAATTCAAGTCGATATGGACACGGGCCGCGTCAAGGGCGGCACCGATGCAGTCAAGGCATACCTTAAGTCCATTCGAGATGAAAAAGTCAACATCAACCTTGATGTTGATGCGAAAAACGTTCGCGCTTGGCAGAAGACTCTAAAGGGAGCCGAGGGTGACATTCTCAGGCTGCAACGCTCGCTCGAGAAAGAAGGTAAGGCGCTTGATAGGCGCTCCAAGCTGTTCAAGAGTCAACATCCGCTTGTTCAAGAATTCATTAACGATACGTGGGATCTCATTAAAGAAGTCAATGAGGGAAACGACGCAATAGAAGGTCAGACCGGCGCTATTCAAGACCTTACACCGGCCTACCGTGAGGCAAAGAAGGAGACAGCGGCGTTTGCCTCGACCCTTCAAGATGTTACTGAGAGGCAACGCATCGCGGCGAAGGGCAACGAAAAAGCCGCGAAGGTAGCGCGCGAAGAGGCAAAGGCGCGCGAACAGCTTGTTAAGCAAATCGAAAAAGAAGACGCCGCGCATCGCAAAAACCTTGCCACGCAAGAGCGCGCGTTTAAGCAGAACGAGCAGTTCAATCTAAGTCTCGCCCAGCTCGCAGACCGGCACGCAACGTACGCCGACCAGCTTGACCGAGTCAGCAGCAAGTCGGCGTTCCTCAAGACGCCGCAAGACATCGCAAAGATGCAGCGCCTTCAAGCCGAGATGGAGAACGTCTCGCTGGCTTATCAACGAATGGGTGGCGATATGTCGGTGCTGGAGAAGCACTCGACGCGAAGCCAGAACACGCTGGCTCGACTGGTCGATCAGATCTCCCGCGTGCGGCTGCATCTTGGATTCTTCTCTCTAAACGTCAAGCAGGCTGCCTACGCTTTGACCGCATTTGGTCCCATCATTTCGGGCCTGATCGGGGCGTTCTCGTCGTTAATCGGCGTGCTCGGCACCGGCCTGGTCGGCGCGCTTGGCCTAGCCGGTGCGGCAATGGGAGGGTTCCTACTGAACGCCGCTGGCATCGGCTTTGCTTTGAAGCCGTTAATCAAGGAGTTTACAACGGCAACCGGGGCCGCGAGCGACTACTACGAGCAGGTCATCGAGACGGGCAAGGGGTCGGAAGAAGCGCAAGACGCGCTCAAGGAGTATCAGACCGTTCTCAAGAACCTGCCGCCGGAAACCAGAAGCGCCGTCGTTGAGTTTGGGAAGATGCGCGCGAGCTGGATGAAGGTATCGGAAGAGCTGCGCAAGCCGTTCTTCGACTTGATGGCAGACGGAATGGGCACCCTGAACTCCCTGATGCCGATGTTCCAGCGCAACACCGTCAAGGCGTTTGGCGCGGCCTCAAAGGGAGTAAAGCAGTGGCTGTCAGGACTGCGCGGCCCGGAGGCTAAGACCATTATGGATACGCTGATGACGCGGATGACGGCCGCGACCCCGGCCCTGCTGTCCGGCCTCGGCAACATCGTCACGGCGTTTGCTCGACTGTCGCAAGCCTCGTCTAGAGCGCTGCCGGACGTGATGCGCAGCTTCGATCAGTGGTCGGCAGGGCTGGCCAAGAGTACGGACGCAAACGGCTTCGCTCAACGTGTCAATACGATAATGGACGCTTTGCGGGCCGTAGGCCGCGTGGTCACGTCAGGCACTCGCCTTCTCATAACCTTCTTCTCGACCGGCACCGAAGCCGGGGAAGGCTTTGCCAATACAATTACTAAGACCTTCAATCGCTGGAACTCGTGGATGAAATCCGTTGCAGGGCAGCAAAGCCTAAAAAGGTTCTTCGAGGAATCGGTGCAGGAAATGAGCAACCTGTACGACATCATTACGCCGCTCCTTAAAATCTTTGCCAAGTTTGTTCAGACTATGCGCCCTGTCTCGGTGGCCTTCCAAAGAATTGCCGCCTCCGCTCTAGAGGTAGTAAATATTATGATGCAGATTCCTGGGGTCGCGCAGCTGATCGCGGCAGCTTTGACAGGCAAGATGCTGCTGGGAATTGCCGCCAGCGTTAAAGCGGTTGGCGTTGGCTTTGCCGCTCTAAGGACTCGACTGTTAGGGGCGACAGCTGCCTCTGCTGCTTTCAGTGTTTCAATGGCGCAAATGAAGGTAGCCGCAACGGGAGTAGCCGCTTCGACGCTTCCTGGCGTTGGCAGGCAGGCTGCGGTTACTGCAACTTCGATGTCGAGGCTGGCATTGGCGGGGCGTGGACTCGTGGGAATGTTGGGTGGCCCCATTGGGATCGCCTTGACCGCCGCAACCGTCGGTCTGATGTTCTTCGGAGACGAGATCTCAAAAGCAATAAAGGGCGGCCGGAGCTTTGAAGAGATCTTGGTCGATCAGCAGCAGGCACTCCGCGATAACGAGCTAGCTTCGGCCGCAGCGGCGAACAGCGTCAAGACGTTCAATGCTCGAATAAAGGAAGCGGAAGAATCCGCGCGAGCATACAACAAAGCAGTTGCTCAGGGCGCGTCGCAAGCGCAGCTTGATGAACTCTTTAATGACACCTCGACCGCCGCCGGTGCCGCGAACAAAAGTATTGAGGCAGTAGCACAAAACATTATCCGCTACCGGCAGACAAACGCCGATCTAAAAAAGGCGAACATCGAAGCAGGCGAGTCGTTCTTTGAGCTTGGCGCGCGAACCGGCAGTTTCCTAGAAGGCATCCTCGGCCCCACAAGGGACATCAAAGACGTTGTTCAAGATGTCGGCACTAGCATTGGACAAAACTTTAGGCAACAGATTCTAAACGGCGAAGTTGGAGTAGCCGAGTTCACCAGGCGCGTTAGGGAGCTGGATAATATGGAGAACTTTGAGCTGACGCCGGAAGGCCGTAGAGCGCTGCACGATCTTCGTATGTTCAAGCTCTCCGACGATCTCCGCAACCTAAACTTTAATCGTATGTTTATGGGTCTAGAGCGAATTCCAGACCAGGTTGGAGGAGCGCTTAACGAACTTGGTCGTGATCTACCTACGGACAACTTTAAGAACTTGAAGGGTGTGCTGAGCACGATTGTCTCGCCGCGATCAGTTCAAGAGATCGTGCTTCTCGGCCGCGAGCTGCAAAAGCTCAAGGGCGGTTACGGCGGCCGAGTCGGCACAAACTTGCTGCAACGCATTTTGGGCAAGGTCGATCCAAACAAGCCGGAGCAGACCATTAAACGACTTCAATCCGCAATTAAACGCTTGACGGGCAAGCCAGTTGACTTGAAGATCGACGTCGAAAAAGATCGTTTGGGAGAACTACAGTCGCAAATTAGACGCATCCAGAAACAGATTGGACAAGGCTTCAAGGGTCGGATGCAGATCGACAACTTGATCGCGACGCAGGCAAAAGCTCGCGATCTCTTTAATCGAGTCAAGGACATTGATGCGTTAAATCCGTCCGTCACTGTTAAGATTTCGCCTCAGTTCACAGGAAGTTGGACTAAGCAAGTGACTCTGACACCGAAAGACAAGACCGGCGGCGGCCCAGGCGGCGCGGAAGGCGGTCGTTTTGCGGAGGGCGGCAACGTCGATATGCAGATGCGGCGTGCCGCGCCAGGGCGCAAGGTCAATCGTCCGATGTTTATGGTCGGCGAGGAGAACCGCACCGAGTTCGTAATCGCAACCAATCCGGCGTATCGTCAAAACAATTTGCAGTACTGGGCTGAGGCAGGCGCAGCGCTCGGCATTCCAGGCTTTGCACGCGGAGCGATTATCGGCGGCGGAAACGCAAAACCGACTAAACCGAAAAATCCGGGTCAGATCGGCAAGTACGAGTGGCTGAAGAAGATGATCTCGTGGTCTGAAACAGAGACTGGAAATACCCGTGGAATGATGGAAGCGCAGCTGGCTCGCGGCGCGATTTCGCAGCTCGACTACCCCGCTTTGCTGAGCGACGTAACTAGAACGGAAGAACTTTACCGTGATTTGAACGACCAACTAATTACAATGTCCAGCACCGCTAAGCAGCGGGCAATTAAAGGCCGCAATAAGTCAAGAAAGAAGCCTAAGCGCGACAAGTATCCAAAGGGCGAAAGTGGCGATAAGAGCTTTGATAGAGATATGCGCGCGTGGGAAAAGAACGAGCAAAAAGAAAAGGACAACAAGCAGAAGCTCCGCGACTTCTATCAGGAACGCCTTGACATCGGTCAGGCACTCGACGCCCTGGCAATTCAAAAGATGGAGTTGGAGAACGAGCGCGACACTGGCGGCCCGCTAGGAGTAAGCCCATCGGTCGGCGAAGCGATCAACCTGCTGGCGGGCGGCTACGCGCTTCAGCAGCAGTTCGGCAGCAACATCTTTGGCGGCTCGGCGTCGATGGGCGGGGGCGGCAGCTTCATCGCCCCAGGCGGCACCCTTCCGGCCGCGCCGCCTACCGAGAATATGGGCGCAGCTGGCTTCGCTCCGAGAATGGGCGGGCCAGGCGCAGCGGCCGCTGGTGGCAAGACCGTGACCATCACCAACAACTACCAGGAGCAGCCCGCCGATCCGCACACTTGGTCTAAGAACCTGGCTTGGGAGGTAGGCGTTGCCTAGTTATCCGACAGGGCCAGAGACGGGAGCCATCTACACGCTGACCAACTCGGCAGGCTACTCGGCTGTCTTTAACTCCGACGATTCGACGACTACAGGCCAGTTGAACTACAACTACTCGACGACCACGACCGCCGGTGCGGCGTCCGGTACGTTTCGCCTGAACAACGCTACGCACTCCTCGGCGACCTCGATGTATCTGTCCGAGACAGACGCGAGTTCAGTAGATCGCGCCGCTGCGCTGACGGCAGCGACCGCCACGGTCGGCACCGGCACGACGGTCACAATTCGCAGCTACAAAAACCCTGCGCTTGTCTATCGCACCTACACGATCACGGCCGCCTCAGACAGCGGCACCTATCGAACCTTCACGGTCACGTATCTGACGGGAGCGGGCACGCTGGACGCGGACGAGCGGTGCTTTGTAACAGTCGCAATTGCCGGAAACTATGTTGGCGCGCTCGCGGGCGATGATGCAGTGACGGGCCTCGACAGTCCCGAAGTGCGGGAGTCCTTCTCGGACATCTCCGAGGGCGACGGCGCGATCCACGGCAATTTCTACCACGGCCGCCGACCGATCACACTGTCCGGTCAGATTGTGGCCGACTCGACCGAAGCTCGAAACGAGCGCTTGACGCGCTTGCAGCGCGCGACTAACTCGCTCCAGGCAGACGGCACGCTGACGTGGACACCGACCGGCGGGATCTCGCAGTTCTGCTACGTGCGCAAGCAGCAGCCTACCAGGATTGCGGGGGCCGGAACGATCAAGAACTTCTTTGTTGCGCTGGTGGCAGCCGATCCGCGCATCTACGCTACGACCGCGACTTCCTACTCAGGCATCGCGATTGGTGGCACGCAAGTCGCGGAGAACCGTGGCTCCTACGCCGCGCCGTTTGACTCAATCACGATCTCACGGCCGACAGGCAGTACTGTCAACACGATTACTGTTACGGTCGGCGGCGTCACCGTGGTCAAGCTCGGCGGGACCGGAACGGGCGGCACTCCGGCTGCGCTCGGCTGGACTTCGGCTAGCGCCATTACAAACTACGTCATCAACACGCGCACGCGCGCGGTCGTCACTACCGGCAGCGTGACCGACGCCTACAACACTGTGGACTTTACGGCCTCGAACTGGACTGATCTGTCGCCAGGAAACAACAATGTTTCGTTTTCTGTCACCGGCGGCGGCACAGGTTCGACGATGGCGATCTCGTACCGCGACGTTTGGATGTAGCCAATGAGTTCAGGACCGCAGACTTGGCGTATGGTGCTCGCAAAAGAGACGGCGAACACGGCCGCGTCGGCTTCGACTAACAACGCTCCCTGGGTAGCCACCAATATTGGCGAGCTGGTCAACGCGACCGAGCGCCGGTTTTCTTTTAAGCTCAACCAACCGCAGACGCTCAGCTTTAGCATCCCGCTGACCGATCCGCTTGCGGATGATCTTGTGACCTTGACAAACGACGCTACCTCGATCCCGATCATTAAGCTGTATCGCGACACAACGCTAATGATGGTGGCCGAAGTCATCTCGGCCGAGCTGGCTAGTCAAGGGCAAGTTCCGACGGTGGCAGTAGTTGCCACAGAGACGATGTGGAATCGTTTAACTAAACGCTTTATTCCCGACAGCAAACGCTCGGTTGGCTATAGAGTGCCTAGCACGACAGATCGAACAAGCGACGTGATGACGCAGCTTGAATTCATTAACACGACGCCAGCGCAAGTTATCCCTAGCACTATTGAGACTACTTTTACCGAAACAGGCGTTGGCTCAGCTCCGGCTGGTTGGGCACTGGGAACGGCTTTCTGGACCGGTGGCACGTCTTCTTTGACAAAGCAGACAAGCGGGTCGTGGGACACTGATAGCGGATCGGGGTTTATGCGATTTAATGGAACGAAAGATGCTACGACTACGCAACGCACCATCTCCGCTCGAACCTCGACGGGCACTTCTGGAATACCCGTAACGCCTGGAACGGTGTACACGGCGCGCACCAGGCTGCGGACTATCACTAGCGTCACCGGAACCAACAACGGAATCTATGTGCAGCTTGCGTGGTACAAAACGGACGGCACCGCATCTGCGGTGCAAGCCACTACTGTTGGAACTCCAGTCCTGACCACAAATGGCACCACGACAACCCTGTACGATACTGGAGTAGCGCCTTCCGACGCGGCCTACGTGGCAGTCTTCTTTATCGTAACGACGAATGTCAACGCGCAGAGCTTTTCATACGGCCTTGACAACGTGGTCTTCGGGCCAGCCCCGCAAACGGGCATCGCGGCCGGAAGTGCGACTGGCTTCAGTAGCGACACTTTTGCTGGCGGCCCGTGGTACTACAAACCGTTTATGGAGTTCGTACAAGAAGCCGCTTTGACAATCGGCGGTTTTGATTTCTGGCAAGCGCCGCTTGATCCCGTCACAAACTCTGGAAACTCCGGCACTCTAACGGTCGATCCCTACACAACTGTTGACGGAGTTCGTAGATCATTTAAAGGTCAAGCTCGCGCCAACGCGATTTTTGAGTACGGAACTGGTCGGCAAAACGTAACCGAGTACCGTTTTACGCTCTCCGGCGACGGTTTGATTAACGTGGCTTATGCGTTGCCGCCTGGCTTTCCAAGTGGCGGAGGCGTCGGAACCGTGAGCAAAGCGGATTCGACAGGCACAACGCGGCAGCGCCTGCGCGAAGAAGTGGTTTCGACCGATCTGCAAACGAACGAAGCGCGTCAAGCCATTGCCAACGCGCACACCTCAATTCGGCAGCGGTATAAGCGCGTACTTACTTTCACGCCGCAAGTAGAGGATGGGTCGCGCACGCCGCGCTTTGGCCTAGACTATGAGATTGGCGATACCGTCACGGCGCGCGTAAAAGATCAAGGCTCGCTGTTGATCGATACGACGGTTCGAGTGTACGGAGCTGACATTGAGGTTGATAATCAAGGAATGATACGCACAAATCTAACATTGGTACAGGAGGTCTAGTGCCCGATAATCCAACACAGCCAGGCCAGCTTCCAAGACAGCAGTTTGCTGCTTCAAACGACGCTACGCGCAACCAGTCTCGAATGGCGCGCCTTGAAGAGCGCGTGAAACAACTAGAGCAAGGAAAACAGCTCATTCAAACTCCTATGTTCACGTGGACTTCTGAAGTAACAGTCAGCTCAGTCACGTCAAAAACTTGGACCTTCACAATTCCAATGCCGCCTGCGGTGCGAGATCCAGGCTCACTGGTTAAGCTGGAATATATGTTCTGCTGGTTTGAAGTTCCCATTCTGAGCGTAGGCGGCGCGGTTAGTGGAAACGTGAGCATTAGCACAGCAGCCACTTCAGCAAGTTGGTCTTGGAGTATTGCTAGCGGCGGTGTTCAAACATATCTCTATCCAAATACTGCATCGGGCACCGCCGCTACACAAGCGGATAGATCCACGTTTATCCCTTTTCGCCTAGCGGCAGACTCTCCCTCAGGAGCAATTATAGATACGTCGCTCGTAGTCACACGCACATCTGCCAGCAACTCCTTTACTCTCGGATACCCAGCATTAGGAATTTGGCCGCGCTTCTACGCTATAATTCCGCCATCGTTTGCATCGACAACATCGTGAGTACTGAATCTAACATACAAAAGCAGATCGAAGCGGCCGCTAAGAAGCAGTCGCACTACACCGCTATTGCGCGCCTATCGCAGAAGCGTCTTGTCAAGTGGCGCCGCAAGTGGCGCAGCGCTGCAAAGCGCGTGGAAAAGCTCGCCGAGACAAAGCCTGGCTCGCCGGATCTGGTCGAAACGCAGAAAGCTGAGGCTCGCTTTGGTCGCAAGACTCGCTTCTGGCGCAGCCGCCGCGACTTCTCGCTGCGCCGCCGCGCCTTCTGGAAAGCTGTGCTCGAACGACGCAAGATCAAGCTCGCGCGCTGGATCGAGGTCAACCGTCGAATTGATTGGAACGGCTACCCCGAACTGAGCAATCGAAAGGTCCGCAAAGTCTTGCGTTACGCGCAGCGCAAGCACAATTTTGTAGTCACCAGCACGACGGGCGGCCAGCACGCGCCGACAAGCTGGCACTATCAGGGCAGGGCCGTAGATGGCGTCTGCGCCGATATGGCCGCGTGTCAGATCGATCTTGAGAATCACTTTGGAGCAGAGTACTTCTTGGAGCTGTTCGGCCCAGCATCGCGTTATGTTAAGAACGGCTACGTAATTAACGCGAAGTTCCCTGACCACGACGATCACATTCACTTCGCTGCCTAATGGCCCGCGACGTACAAAAGTATGCGCGCAAGCGCCGCAAGCTCGCGACCTGGCCGGAGGCTAAGCGCGGCCGAACTTTCCGGCGCTTTCGACGCAAGGTTCGCCGGATCGGGCGCACCGTTCCTAATCCTGGGCCGGATCTCTCGATGTGGAATGTCAATGTCAAGTGGGACAAGGTAGCGGCGTACTCGGACTTCGTATTCTTGAAGGCATCCGAAGGCCGCACCTGGGAAGACCCGACTCTGGTCGAGCGCATCTCGGCTGCGCGTGACGGCGCTCAGGGCGAGGGGCTGCTGGTCGGCTACTACCACTTTGCTCGACCGGACAACAACCCGCCGCGCACTGAGGCGCGTCACTTTGTCAACACTGTGCGCGAAGCTGGCGGCTACCTCGGCGAGCAGCGTCGCGGAGTGATGCGCCGCAACGAGCTGCCTGGCGTGCTCGATTACGAGGTCTATCATCCGACCAAGAAGGATCAGCACTGGATCTCCGAATGGGTGGACGAGTATCGCAAGATTACCAAGCACGATCCCATTATTTACGGAGGTCACGTGCTGCGTGAGCGTACCGACAGCGACTTCGATTGCCCGCTCTGGCTGGCGGCGTATGTCAACGAGCTGAGTCCGGCGCTGCTGCCTTCCGGCTGGTGGAAGCCTGGGCCGACTCTGTGGCAGTACACAGACGGTAAGGTGCCGTCTGATCCGGCAGGACCGCCTGAGTGCCCTGGCGTTGGGCCTTGCGATATGAACTTTTATCGCGGAGATCGCCGCAGTCTTCTAAAACTCGCAATCTAGGGGGAGGTGAAAATGAACAAGGTATTTACTGCCGTCCGTAACTTCTACCGCCGCGAGCCTGCAAGGGTCGTCGCTGCTGTGGTTGCTGCGATTGTGTTTGTCGCGCAGTGGCTCGATGTCGGGATTGACTCGAACACTGTGTTCGTCGTTGTCGGCACCGCCCTGGCCGTCCTGTTTGGCGGAGAGGTCGTGCGCCGTGATGTCAAGCCGGTGAAGAAGCCGGTTAAGGCAAAGAAGAAGAAGGCTTAGTACCAAGCCTCCGGCCGAAGGGCAATGGAGCGGCGCGAGTCCGGCGTAACGGTCGTGACTTGCCCCTCCGGCTCTTCTGGCTCGTCCCACAGCGCGTCCTCTGGCTCCTCCTCGTTCGGATCGAGCACCTTGACTCCTGGCGGAGCCTCGTGGACAACGCCCCAGTTCTGAAGCATTTTGGCGGCCACCATATCGTCGTGTAGGCCGCTCGGAGCTGAGAAAGTGTAGCGCCCATTCTTAGTGATCTCGTACTCGTAGTGCTCGAACTCCTCGCGCTCCTCCTCGGTAATGAAGGCGCGGCCGTGTTCTAGGTCCGCCGCCAGGAGCCGCACCATACGCTCCTTCTGATGCCCTGACGCAAAGTTGATCGGGATCACGTCGATCCCACGGTCGTCGAGATGGTCGAACACCACGTCGCCGATGCCGGTCGAGTCGATCACTGCTGTCACGCCCTCGACGTTAGGATCGTTTTGAAGCCCTCGGATAACATCGATGATGTACTCCTCCTGGATCGGCCAAGAGACTTCGTTGTAGCGTTCCAGGATGCAAGGCTCGCGGGTATCCGAGTTGCAGCCGGAGATGACCGTGAAGTCTTCCTTCTTTGCAAGGTCAATGCCGAGAGTGACCCAGCCTTGCGGGGGTACAAGCCCAGCTCTAACGGCCGACCATTCGCGGCCGTCCTGTGCCACGCCTTCGAGCGCGAACATTGACGCGGCGTTCGCAACAAAGTTTGCCAAGTACTCCTGCTCGAACAGGAGCTTAGGCAGCGACGCTTTTGCGTCCTCGACTTCATCGTGATCGATCAACGGGTTGTTGTAGGACGGGAACTGCCAGGACTCGTAAGCAGCGTTGCCGTCCTGGCCTCGATGCCACACTTGATAGAACCAGTTGCGGCCTCGCGGGGTTGAGATAATCAAGGCGCGACCGCCTTTGTCAGAAAGCGTCGGGCGCACGAGCTGAAACCACACATTCGACGGGATCAGCGCGGCCTCGTCCATTACCACAAAGTCCACACCTTCACCGGCCAGCGAGTCCGGCGTACCGGCCGTGTAGAACTCGATCTGCGAGCCGTTGTTGAAGCTCAAGATGCGGTCGTTGGCAGCGTCCGAGGGCGGGTCTTTAGCCAGCAGCATCCTGGGAAGCTGAGTCTTGACCTTGCGATAGCCTCGCCGAACGTTCTTGTCAGAGTTGGCGACCCACCACACCATTTGATTCGGTTTCGAGAGCGCCGCCATAATAACTTCGTGAGCGGCCAGCTCGGTCTTGCCCCATCGGCGGCCTGCGCGCAGCACGCGAAAGCGCGCCTTCGAGTTCATCACATCGACCTGGCCGCCTTCGTGCGGGACAAAGATCGCCTTGCGAAGCTGCGACAGGACGTGGTTCGCCTCTCCAGGCTGAACCTCTAGCAGTGCCTTCCAGGAATCTAGGTCAGTCTTCGTCATCGTCCGCAGACTTCAGCTTGTCCACAGCGGCAGCCAGGGCCGGATCATCGTGGACCGCCATCATCAATTCCTCCATCGCCTTGCCAGCATCGGCGTCCGAGTGGTTGATGTTGAGCGTCGAGCCAGCGAACTCGCGGTGAATCTTCAAGACATTCTCAAGGCTAATCTCCTTGCCGGAGTTCAGCAGCCCCTCAATGCGACGGGTCGTGTGCCGAGTAATCGTGTTGCAGCGGTTGCGAATAATCTCCGAGACGCGCGCCTGGATCTCCGGCCGCTTCTGCCAATCGGCAACGGTGCCGCGATCCTTGACGCCTAGAGCCTTCGCAATCTCAGTCTGACTTACACCATCGGCGGTAAGTTCGGCGAGCTGGTCTTTCAGCTCTGGATATGCGTCGATTCGAGCAACTTTCATAGTGGGTCTGTATATCTTATCACGTCTCCGCTCGGCCGTAGAACCAAGCGAGGATTGACCTGCGCCATATGATGACCGGCCGCGATTACGAGCCTGTCGGCTAGATCGAGCGAGATCGTGTGCGGCTTCTCCGGCGGCGACTGTGGCGGGCTGAGCGCGCGGTACACGGTTCGAGTCGAGGTGTTTGCCCGCTCGGCCAGGCGCTGCACTGCCTCTCCCTCGTCGGGGTCGTCAGGGCGCACTACACGGCGCAGGACTATCGCGATGTCCTCAGCTACTACTTTTGGCTCGGCCAACGCGCTGTTGCAACAAGTAGTAGGTTAGGTGCATCGTCGCGTCGTTAGCGTGGCGGTTTTCGTGCAAGGGGCGGAGGAAGTTTTCCTCAGCGCCTGCCGAGACGGCCGTGTCTTTGATGGCGGCGGGTTGAAGTGTGTACGGGATGCTGGCGGACTGGCAAATGTACTCTAAAGCGCCGATACCGCGAGCGGTGCGGCACTTGTCCCAGCCCAGGTTCTCCAGCTCCCAGGGATAGAGCTGCCAGTCCTCGATCACGACAAACTCCGTACCGGTCAGCCGGTCGAGGAGTTCTTGGTCAGCGACCTCGGCTTCTGTTACACCGAGCGCGCGACCAAGCGCGTGAATGAAGTCCCACAACTCAGAGGTTCCGGCCGTCTCCCACTCAGGGGTTCCGATGGCGTAGCCCAACGACTCGCCTGGATCAACGGCCACAATCTTCATAGGCATAATAATAGCAAAGCCGCCCTGGTGTCAATCAAACCAGGGCGGCTTTGTTAGGAGGTGACAAGAGCATCATAGTAGCGGGCCGCTCGTAAAACTACGGCAGCTTCATTACAAGCTGCTCGAACGGATCGGCTCCGCCTTCATCGAGCTTCGTCTGCTCGTAGTAGTCGATAAGCCGCAAGCGCAACTCTGCTTTCACGTTCTCCAAGACGCCGACCATCGCGTTCAAGGTTTCGAAGCAGATGCCGTTCTGCCGGAGATAGGCTCCAACGTCCTCGGACACGGCCCACGCGACATCGCCAGGCTTCAAGTACTCGTCGGTGGTGTCGAGTTCGTATCCTGGCGGCCGCAGCCTCTTTGCTCGTTCGGGATCGATGTATGGCACTAATCCTCCTTTATGTAGTCGGGAATGTAGTCAGGATCTTTGGCCTGACTCCAACGGTCAACAATCTTCGCCTCGGCTGTGATGGGCACCTTTGAGCTGAGCGCGTCAAAGCCTTCCGTCATAGCCTGCTCGATGATCTTAGCAGCCTCTTCTGCTTTGTCAGCATCCACTTCTGCCAAGATCTCGTCGTGAATCACAGCCACCAAATCAATGCCTGCTTCGTGGCACCGCGCGGTCGCCAACTTAATAACGTCCGCTGCGGTGCCTTGAATCAGGTAGTTGATGAACCGGTAGCCTTCTTTCTGGACGGCCTGCCAGCCTGAGCCTTGCAGCCGCCAGTGACGGCCGGTGATCGGAGACTTGACAAAGCCCCGATCCTCCAGCGCGCTTTCAATCCGCGCCTGCAATGCGCTCACTTCGGGATACGCGCGGTGCATCCGCTGAAGTGTTGCGCGAGCATCCGACTGGCCCATACCGAACCACTTTCGGATAGCGCGCGTGCCTCCGCCATAGATAATCAGATAATTCATTCGCTTGCCCTGGTCGCGGGGCGACTCGGCTGCGCCGGTCGTCCTAGAGCGGCCAAGCAAGCCGACGCGCTCGGCCGTGAGCGTGTGTACGTCGCGGTCGTTCTTGATCGCGTCGAGGAGCGCGCCGTCGCCTGCGAACGCTGCCAGCAGCCGCATTTCAATCGAGTCCAAGTCGCACGCGACCAGCTTCTTCCCTGGACCGGCCGCTACGGCGTACCGCAGCCGCAAGTCGTCGCGGGGAACCTGCTGGAAGTTCGGGTTTGCGCAGGACATCCGGCCGGTGCGGGCACCGACCTGCCTGAAATTAGGATGAAGTCGATCAGTATCGTCAAGATAGGCACTGGGGAACTTGCCGTCGTTCGATCCGGTGTGCAGGATGCCGCGCAGCATCGCGTACATCTTGTGCGTGCCTCGATACTCCAAGATTGCCTCCGCCAGCGGGTGATCGCAGGCTTCCAAGTTTTCCTGGTCGGTCTTCAAGATCCGTGTGTCCGAGTCGCGCGTCATAAAGCGCGTGTCGGC